GATCCTATGTGCCCGTGTGCCAAACAGAAAGGGCAACGGACCATGGACATCATTGACCGCTACAAGTTCCGCATGCAGCCGTACCAGCATCAGATGGACGCGCTGAGAAAGTCGTGGAGTGACAAGGAGTTTGCCCTGTTCGCAGAGATGGGAACAGGCAAGTCGAAGATCCTCATCGACACCGTCTCGATGCTGTATGACCGGGGTCAGATCACCGGCTTCCTCGTCGTCGCCCCCAAGGGCGTCTACAAAAACTGGGAGACCATCGAGCTTCCCAAGCATGTGCCAGAACACGTAATTTACGACGTGATTGTCTGGGATCCCGGGACATCCAAGAAGAACCTCGACCGGTTGGACCAGTGCCTGAGGGATGACGAAGACCTGAAGATCGTGGTGATGAACGTCGAGGCGTTTTCCACAGAAAAAGGTTTGGCCTTCGCACTAAAGTTCATGCGCGCCAAGAAAGTCCTGATGGCCGTGGACGAAAGCACGACGATCAAGAACGGCAAGGCGAAGCGCACCAAGAACATCATCCGTGCAGGCAAGGCCGCAGCCTACCGCCGCATCATGACGGGGTCGCCGATCACCAAGACCCCGATGGATCTCTACACCCAGTGCGCATTTCTCGATGAGTGGATCCTCGGCTTTGGCAGCTTCTACTCGTTCCAAGGAAGGTACTGTCGCACGTTGCGCCGCAGTGTCGGGACACACTCCTTCAATCAGGTGGTCGGGTATCAGAACCTTGACGAGCTTTCGACGCGCCTCGACAAGTTCTCCTACCGCATCCTGAAGAAGGACTGCTTAGACCTTCCCGAAAAAGTGTACACTAAACGCCTTGTCCAACTCACCGATGAACAGGCTCGCATCTATGCCACTGTCAAGAAGGCCGCGATTGCAGAGCTTGAGGGAAAGACGCTCACAGCTCAGAATGTGCTGACGCAGATTATCCGCTTGCAGCAGATTTGCTCGGGATATTTCAAGGCCGACGATGGTACGGTCATCGAGATGAAATCGGACAAATTTGACGAGCTTCTCGGAGCCCTCGAAGAAGTCGATGGCAAGGTCATCATCTGGGCAAACTACACTTACGACATCCAGATGATTGAGCGTTCGCTTGCCAAGGAGTATGGCCCCCCGTCTGTACGTTCCTACTATGGCCAGACAACGCCTGACGAACGACAGCAGATTGTTAAAGACTTCCAAGATCCCGATCATCCGCTTCGCTTCTTTGTTGGCCAACCACGGACCGGCGGCTATGGGCTCACGCTAACAGAAGCAAGCACGGTGATCTACTTCTCAAACAACTATGATCTGGAAGTTCGCCTGCAAAGTGAGGATCGCGCACATCGCATTGGGCAAAAGAACAACGTCACCTACATCGACATCGTGACGGAGGGGACGGTGGACGAGAAGATCCTCCGCGCGCTACGCGAGAAGATCAACATCGCCACCATGGTCCTGAAGGAAGGCCACAAGGAGTGGCTGATCTAGCACTTCCACGCCCGCAAGGACTTGTTAATGCGGGAGTCCGGATCGTTGGCGGTCTTCGATGAGGTCAGCTTCTTCTTCATGCCGGTCATGCGGGCACAGAAGCTGGTTTTACGGGGACCACCTTCTGGTTGCGGGGCTTTGAGCCCGGGCTTGCCCGGGTTCGCTTTATTGTAGGACGCGCGGCCCTTGGCGTTGAGCCCGCCCTTGTCGCTCTTACCTTCCTTGCGCTGCCATGCCGGGGACTTCGCCATCACTTCCCCCTCTTCGACGCCATCATGTTGTCCACAAGATTTGGGTAGGGGCGACCAGCCTTCTTCGCCGCCGACTTTGCAGAGGTCTTCTGCTTGGACGACAGCTTCTTCGAGGATCCAAGTTTCGCGGGCCGTGGTCTCTCCCAGATTGGTGCCTTTGCCATCATGCCATCTCCGTCGCCTTGGCCTTCACGTCGTTGACGCGAACGGTCCAGCCCTTACCGAACGTCTCGAAGGTGCCAAGGTTCTTGAGGAAGTCCATCCGCATGTTGCAGACTTCATCCACGACGTCCTCGGCATCGCACTTCTGGATGGCCTTCAGGGACTGTGGTCCGATGACCCCGTCAACCGTGACACCCGCAATCTGCTGGAGGTACTTCGCCGCCCGGCTAGTTCCAGAGTTCACTGCCAGATCATAGGCAGCATAGTCCACTCCAGAGGGTAACTCGTCGCCCCTGATCCGATCCCAATAGTTCTTCTTGTAGAAGGGCTTGACCATCTCTGGCGTCAGCGCCCGCATGTCCGCTTCGGTCACGTCGTGATCCAGATAGAGTTCCCAGTTGGTACGGGTAACTCCCAAATTTGTCATGCCGCCCGGGTCCTTTGGGTGGTTCACAAAACCACCCTCGTGCTTCAAGACCATTGCGAAGCAGGCGTCCCAGTTCTCTTTCATCTCACTTGTCCTTCCCGGTGAGGGCATCAGTCTTGGCTTTCGACCCAGCACTGGAACCATAATAGAACTGCACGACACCTGTCCATGAGGTGCTGAGGGAACCCAACATCATCAGAAGGACCTCGGTCCCCGTCTTCGGGATCCCAAATATCAGGATCCAAACGAGCGCCCCGAAGAACCCGAATGTGATGAAGAAGGCCAGTACTTTAGGGGTCCAGTCCCGGGTCTCGCGCTGCATCTGCCGGGCGCTGTCGCGATCTCCAGCGGAGATGCGCTCGAGGTCGATGTCCAGTTCCTTCATCCGCACCTTGAAGTCGGCGTCGATCTTTTTGATGACAGAGAGCTGCTCGGGGCTGGCGTTCTGCAAGGCATTGGCCACGTCCTCTTCGGTCCCTGACTCATGGCCAAGGAGCGCGTTGGACAGGGTCTTGACGGCGATCCCGGCAAGGGGGCCACCGAGAGCAGTGGCTATGGACGGGGCAACCTGACTTAGCAGGGGGCCGAACTTGGCGATGAGATCCAACTTGTAGCTCCTAGCGGTGAACGAGGCCTATGAAGATCAGGAGGATTACGGCAAGAACCAGAACGAGCGCGAGAATAGCAGACCCCCACACCAAGATGGAGTTCAGCAGTTCTTCTTGTTCTTTCGCGGCTTGGATAGCATCAGCCTTCTGCTGCTTCTTGATCTGTGTAGTAGCCGCAAGTACCTGATCCCATGCGGCAATTCCAAATTCCCCGATGAAGTGGTTCTTCAACCCCTCCATCATCTGGTCGGCCTCGGCCTTGGCGGCATAGGCCTCCATGGCGATCTGCTGGGCAGACTTACCCGCCATCAAGCTGCTCTTGGGGTCGGCAGCAACACGGGTGATAGCAGCCACGCTGTCGAACAAGGACCCAAGGTCCTTGGCCATTGACTGCAATTCCTTGCCGACAGCAATCCCAGCCTTCAACGCTTCGTAGCTGACCTTGGCCGCAGCAAGAAGTGTGAGCGGATCCATTTACTTCCCCTCGTAAAGGCAGATCCTCAACCCATTTGAGAAGTCCCATCCGCTGGACGGCTTGTCCCCCGGTCGGCAGGACGAGGACGTCTGCTTTGCAGTGCCCTCCCATAACACACGATCAAGGCTCTCGTCACGACGCCACTCGCCGTTGGACCAGACCATGCCGGGAAAAATGTGGCGACCGACATTGCCGATGATATGCCACATGCTTTCGCCGACGCGGACCTCGATCACCGGACCGTTGACCACGGAGCATCCTTGGCTGCGGAACCAACTGCGGCCCGTCCAATCAGGAGCCGACGTGCCGCACTCAACCGCCATCGCTGGGGTGGACAGGAGCAAGAGGACGGCGAGGGTGCGGACCATCACTTCCCCTTTTCGATGAGGGTGATTCGCTTATCAAGTTCCGCCACCAGCTTCATCATGTCGAAACGTATGGCGGACCTAGCTTGCGCGGCGTCTGCCGCCATGTCGAGGCGGGACTTCTCAACCGCCGACATCGACCGCTCACGGTCCAAGGTCATTGCAGCACGGGCCAAGGCGCTTTCCTTCTCGACCTTAGCGATCTGGTCAGACAGGTGTTCCCTGATCTGGGCCATGTCGATGGTCGTCCCCTGCGGAGGGATGGCCTTGTTGTCCGCGTTTACGACCACGGCGACCTTGGACTTAAGTTGGATGATCTCGTTGTTCGCTGCGGACAGGGCGCTCATCAAGTAGACCACGCACGAGAATAGGATGGGGATCCCGGCAAACGTGATCTTCTCGACAAGAGCGCCCTTGCTGGCGCTCGCGGCCATCTCGATGGCGAACTTCTCCTGTTTCTCTTCGGTCGTACTCATCTGTACACCCCCGCTCTGTTGGCCGCGTTCACCATCTGCTCGGCCAGTTTACCACGGGCCGAGGTCAGGCGCTCAAGAAGCTCGGTCTTCCGCTCGGGGGTCATCCTTGGATCCCTGCGAATGATGTCGATCTGCGAGTTGAGCTTCGACAAGTTCTCGTTTGCTGCGTTGAAGGCGGTGTACAAGCCCTTCGCAGCAGGCATCTGTTCGCTGCGCCTCTTGATCGTCTCCATGTCACCTATCTTCGCAGCTTCCGTCATCGAGGTGGCGATCTCCGTGACCTTCTGCTTGATCTCGTAGAAGTCCCCGATGAACTTGTTGTTGATCTGGCCCTCGGTCTTCAGGATGCGGGTCGCGCCAGACATGTTTCCAAGGATGCCGGGAAAGCTGGCAGGGTCTCCGAAGACACCAGCAGGACGAGTGCCGCCTGCGCTTGTGATCCCGTCAACCGTGGACAGGAACAGCATGCCCATGCTGCCTGTGTAGCCACGGATCAAAGCATCCACCTGCTTGGGAGACAGGCCAACGGCGGAAGACACATGCCCGGCGTACTTCGCAAGGCTGCTGGTGTACTCGTCGTACCGCTCTTCCTTCGGCTTGCGCTTGTCGGAGAGGGTCTCGATGTCCTGCCCCGTGTAGGCGTTCCGGTTCGCGTAAATCTCCTCGATGGGCTTTGCAAACTGCGGGACCAGTTCGAGCAGGAAGTTCTTCTTGCCAAACTCCAACACCCCTTGTGCGATGTCGTTCCCGTCACCCTTGCGGATGGAGTCGAGCAGAAGGGTTGGGAGAGCCCCAAAGAGTTCACCGACTTCGAACGCGCGGGGCAGGGCAACAATGGTGTCGCCCACCTTGATGTACATGTTGGATAGGCGATCCTTCACGGTCAGCTTCTTGTACCAATCGTCATCTCCGTAAACAGCGTTGACGGCGGCGTTGACGGCAAACACCATTGCGCCGCGCGTGAGGATCTGTTTCGTGATGCCAATGGTCCCGCCCTTGCCGATGAGCGTGGTAGGCGCGCCAGCAGTGTTCGTCTCCAAGAGCCGGTACAGGCCTTGGATACGGGCCGTGAGGAACGGGGTCAGGGGAATGAGGTTGGAGACGACGATTCCAAGAATCCCGCCACCCGCACCACTGCGGTGGTAGTTCACGAGGTTGACCGCTTCCCACGAAGCGTCTGCTTTGGATAGCTTGCCGCCCTTCTCGGTCTGAAGGTAGTTGTAGTAGGCGATACGCGGGGCCATCTCGGTTACTTCACCGACACGTTCCAGAAAGTCAAAGGCGCGTTGGAAAGCATTCCAAGCGTTGAGCGGTTGCTCCTTAGACTTGTAGACGCGCTGCATGTAATCGGCATGGTTTCGATAGCCGGAACCAAACCCAAACCCGCCGAAGCCTGTCATGCCGACGATCTCGGAATAGGCTCCCTTCTTGTTCCAGACGTCGCTAACTGCGTCGAGGGTTCCTTTTATGTTTTCAGTGGGTGTCATGCCGCTCTTGATCCCTAGTTCAACGAAACCACGGATCAAGTTGCTCAACATGAACGGGGGTGTGGACGTAACGCCCGTGCGCAGCAAGCCGGTGAAGAAGCCAACTTGGCGGACAAACTCATTCTTCTCCTTTGGAGACAAGGCCGCGACAGATAGGAACATGGGGGCGTCATGGATCATCATGTGACGATCCTCGCCGTTCACCCGGTAGGTGATGGTGGCGCGTCCCGTATCCTTATCAACCCCCGGCTTGCTGACGATCTCGGCAATCGTATCGTCGCCTCCAGCCTTCTTGATGTTAGTGAGGACGTTGGCCGTCTCCTGATAGGCCACGTTACGAATGGCGGCGCTCATGATCCCGTTAAAGTTACGCATGATATTTTCGTAGAAGTTGCCGTGAACGGCACCTCCCGCAGCAAGCTGCCTGTTGAAGGCGTTGATGGATTCCGGATCCTTGATGGCCTTGTAGATGTCGTCGCCAAGGGTGATGTTCCGGTCCTGCTTCAAGGCTTCGTCCTGCGCCCTGTACATGGGGGTATACATCAGCGTCTTGAACTTCTCGCCAAGGGAAGCGGGGATCAGTCCGGTGTCGATGGCCATCTGAACGACCTTGTCGTTATAGGCCTGAAGCGCCTTGCTAGCCTTCAAGATCTCAGGGCTGGCAGAGGCAACAATTGCACGAAGCTCTGGCGTGGTGATGTACACCTGTTTGAGTTCGCCCGTGGTTGGGTCCTTTACGGTCCGGAACATGATGCCGGTCTTGCTGACGTCGCCAACTTGCTTCGCTGCCCGCAAGGCAAGCTCACGCTGGGCAAGAGTTACGATCTGCATCTGCGTTTCATTTTTAAGACCGACCTCCTCAAGTATCTTGATAAGTGCGGCGTCGGTCGGGCCGTCGTGAAAGAAGAACTTCTTTGTCTTAAGGTTGAACCCGGGAGGACCCATGGTCACCATGCCCATGACGCGACCAGTCGAGTTCAGGAGGCCTTCCAAGAATTTACCAAGATTGCGGGTGTCGGCGCGAGCGAGGAAGGGCTCGGTGGACAGGACCGTGTTGCGCAAAAGCGCCTTGCCAAGGGTTTCCCCCGGCTCTGCTCCGGTCAAGCTGCGCATGAGTTTGTGGAACCACGGGAACATGCCACGCGGTTCGTTGCGGACGAGGTCCTGATAGTCCTTCCAACCCTTGGCATCCGCCGGGATCTGCGCGTCTGCGGCGGCTATCTTCGCCTTCTGCTCCGGTGTTTCACGGGAAACATTCTCGGGGGCGGCACTTTCAGTGGAAGCGGCCTGACCCTCTGGCACAAAGCTCGGGGTCTGGGTCGGGGCATCCTTCATGACCATCCGTTTATCCGAGATGGTGTCATTGAACGCGGGAGTGCTAATCCTTGTTCCGTAGAGGTCTCGGAGCAGGCGCTGGAACGCACCTTCGGTGGGGGTAAGGCCAAGGGCTGTGGAGAGCTTGACGTAGAGATCGCGAAGGTTGTTTAGGATGGACTGCTGAAGTTTTTCAAAAGTCGTCTTGGGGACGAGACCCTTCAGTTCCTTCACAAAGTGCTTCGCCCCGCTTTCCGCGACCCATTCCGGAAAGTTTCTAGAATAGAGAAGCCAGTCACGGTTGCCTCGGGTCACACCCTTTTCAAGCGTGGAGTCTTTCGCCCTGCTCGCCATAAACTTTTTGTACGTCGAAAGGCTAAGACCAAACGGCGCAAGAGCAGCTTGAAGACCCTTGTCGTCAATAGGCAAACCTTCTCCATACAGGGACTTCGTCAAGAAGATGCGCTCCGCAGAAGTCGGATTACGCTCCTTGATGTATTGGTCGATGATTGCCTGCTGGTCAGATCGGGAGAGGCTGGCAACCCAAGTAAACTGGATGGGGTGCGCCAACTCGTGGAAGATCGTATGGAGAAGAAAGGTCTTCCCACGCTCCGTGGCCAAGGCGTTTTTGTTATCGCCAAAATTGCTCATTATTAGGTCGGCATTTATTGACAAGACGGATTCTCTGTCCCCCCAATTCCAAGAGGAGCTGCCGTATTTATTGGGGTCAGAAAAGATCTGCATACGCAGACCAGTGCCGGGAAACATCTTTTGATGGACCTCTTTCACGACGTCAACGATCCCGGGGAGGAGGGCGTCGAAACGGTCCTTGTCCGTAGCATCTATGGTAAAGGTGGAACGGTCCTGCTTGATTGGTTGGGCGGGAGCATTACCCTGCTTCTTTGCCAAAAGTTTCTCGACCAAGTTTTCCGACGTGTCTTTTGGACCCCAGACAACACCGTTCTCTTTTGCCACACGACTAAGAACCTTGCGGGCAGTGCTAGTTTGCCAGTTACCTTGCCCCCCGCCTTCTAGGAATGTTTCAGCTTCCGCCGTTAGGACGGAAGGGACGGGAGTAGGGACGGGAGTAGGGACGGGAGTAGGGACGGGAGTAGGGCCGGGAGTAGGGACGGGAGTAGGGCCGGGAGTAGGGACGGGAGG